CAGCCGCGTTTGATTCGTATGCGCGGAAAGTTTGTGCCGATGGATCCGCGAGAGTGGTCGAATCAGTACGATGTAACCATCTCTGTCGGTCTTGGAACGGGTACGAAACAAGAGCAGATGGCTATGCTTCAGATGGTTCTGGCGAAACAGGAGCAGATTCTTCAGGGTTATGGCCCTGCCAATCCGCTTGTGTCTGTCGGCCAGTATCGTGCGACGCTGGGTAGATTTATCGAGGCGGCAGGGTTCAAAGACTCGACCGAGTTCTTCAAAGAGATCACGCCTGAAGTCGATCAGCAGCTTGCACAGCCGCAACAGCAACAGGGCAATCCTGCGTTGGATGCGATGATGGCGCAGGCTCAGGCCCAGATTCAGATCGAGCAGCAGAAGGCAATGGCGGCGATTGAGACTCAAAGACTCAAGGCTCAGGCTGATATTCAACTGGCGCGAGAAAAAGCTGCGGCTGAACTCCAATTGAAACAGCAAGAGTTTCAGGTTGAGGCTCAGTTGAAAGCTGCCAAGATCGGCGCAGGTATTTCTGCAAATGTTGAGATACCCGGATGACGCCAGAACGCGCTGCTAACCTGATGCGAGACGATGAGTTTCGCGGTGAACTGAATAAGTTAAAGTCTATATATACTGAGGCTTTACTAAACACTCATGAGTCAGATATTGACAAAAGAGAAAGTTTTTATAGAATGATTCGTGCAATTGATGCCATCGTCAGTCATTTTGAGGCTATTGCAGCCACGACTGAGATGAAATCAAAGCGTTGGAAAATACTCTAGGGGTAATATGGACACCAATCCCAACGGAAGTGGCCCACTTGATGTAAACAGTGCAGCCAATGCGATCCTCGGAATGATGGCTGATGAAGGTGAAGAACCGACTCAGCAGCCGCAGGAAGAAACGCAAGAGGTGCAACAAGAGCAAGTCGAGGAAACACCGCGCTACCGGGTGAAAGCCGCAGGTGAGGAACGCGAAGTTACCATCGATGAACTCATTAAGTCGTATCAATTAGGCACTGACTACACTCAAAAGACCCAGGCGCTCGCAGAACAGCGTAAGGCTGTTGAGGCTGAAAAAGCCGCTGTCGAGCAGGCTAAACAACTCCGCGATCAGTATGCTCAACGTCTGGAACTTATTCAAAAAGTTCTAGCTGAGCAGAACAAACCGGAAAACATTGAAGCTCTGAAAGAAACCGATCCGATTGGCTATGCAGTAAAGATGGCCGAGCAGATGCAGCGGAAAGAGCAGTTGGCGGCAGTACAGGCTGAACAGCAACGCCTCGCACATATGCGACAAGCCGAGCAGCAGCAAGCACTGCAAGCACATTTAGCTCAAGAAGCGCAGAAGCTAAGTCAGTTTATCCCTGAGTTCTCGCAACCTGAAAAGGCCGATCAAGTCAGGGCAGACATTCGCAACTATGCCAAGCAGATAGGTTTTACCGATCAGGAGCTTGCAAACGTATATGACAGCCGTGCGGTTTTGGCTTTATGGAAGGCAGCGCAGTACGACAAACTTGTGAGCCAAGGGCCTAAGAAAGTAACTCAGGCACCTCCAGTTCTCAAGTCCGGCGCTGCAAAAACTGCCCAACCAGAAACCGAATCGTATAAGGCTGAACGCAACCGACTGCGGAAGTCTGGCAAAGCCAGAGATGCCGCAAGCCTTTTTGAAAAATTCTTGTGAGATAAATCATGCCCACCTTTACCGCCCATACGGCCATTGGCCAGCGTGAGGATCTGATCGACGTCATTTATGACATCAGCCCCACCGAAACTCCCATTCTTTCAACCCTTGCTCGCACCAAAGCAACTGCTGTTTTCCACGAGTGGCAGAGTGATAGTCTTGCTGCTGCTACCAGTGCGAACGCTGCTGTTGAAGGTGATGACGCTGTTTCTGCGACCATCAGCCCGACGACCCGTCTAGGCAACTACTGCCAGATCGTGCAGAAGACGATTCAAGTCTCCGGCACTTTGGAAGCGGTGAACAAGGCCGGTCGTAAGTCGGAGAAGGCTTATCAGCTTTCTAAAGCTGCCAGTGAGCTTAAGCGTGACATGGAAACCATTCTCGGTGCCAATCAGGGCCGTAGTGCTGGTTCTTCGTCGACCGCTCGTAAGCTGGGTGCTCTGCTGTCTTGGATCAAAACCAACACTGACGCCGGTACGTCTGGCACCGATCCCACGACGATTGGTGTATCGACCCGCTCGGATGGTGCTACCCGCACATTTACCGAGACGCTGCTGAAGACCGTCGTTGCTGAGGTGTTTGACAGCGGTGGCAACCCCACGATGCTGGTTGTTAATAGCGGTCTGAAGCAGAAGGTATCGAGTTTTGCCGGTATCGCTGCTCAGCGTTATATGGCGCCTGGTGACCAGCCGACGACGATTATCGGTGCTGCCGACGTTTATATGTCGGACTTTGGTACTCTGTCGGTAACGCCTGACCGCTTTATCCGTACCCGCGATGCGTTCCTGATCGACCCGGAATATGCGGCTGTTGCGTACCTGCGTCCGTTCCAGACTAACGATCTGGCTAAGACGGGCGACAGCGAGAAGACCCAGCTTCTGGCTGAGTTCACGCTCGAAATGCGTAACGAGGCAGCTCATGGTGGAGTTTTCGATTTGAATCCAGCTCTGTAATTGACCGTGTGCTGATTGCATGATAAGCTACCCCTGTCTAACGATGGGGGTAGCCATGCAGTGCAAAGTAGATGGTTGCGTTGGAAAATCTAAAGGTCTTGGGTACTGTTATAAACACTACGTTAGATTAAAAAAGACTGGCAGCACAGACGATGCAAAATGGACACAAGCTCCGTTAGAAGTTAGGTTTTGGAGAAATGTCCAAAAATCAGATGATTCAAGCTGTTGGATTTGGACTGGTAATAAACGACGAAATGGGTATGGCCGTATAAGTCTAGGCGCTAAACATTTGGGTTCAGAAGGGTCTCATCGTGTTAGCTGGAAACTTGCAAATAAAGCAGAGATCCCAGATGGTATGTTTGTGATGCACAGTTGCGATAATCCATCTTGTGTGAATCCAAAGCATTTGTCGCTTGGTACTCCAAAAGACAATATGCAAGACATGATTAGCAAAGGCAGGAAGCGAGTAGTTGCTCCTGTAGGAACTGGAAACGGCAAGGCGCTGATAAACGAAGAAATCGTGAAGCAAATCCGTCAAAGCTCAGACAGCCATGCAAGCCTAGCTAGACGGTTTGGCGTGTCTCCAAATTGCATCCGAGGCGTCAGGGTTGGAAGAACCTGGTCGCATGTTAGAGTAGATCAATGAAACTATTCTCAGTCGAAGATGGCCGTTATACAGTCGCACACGAGACTGATGACGGGGTGATTCTGGAAACAAGGCAGGATGTTTCTAAAATCATCGATGCTAACAAGCGGCAATACAATGACTCAGACGGTAAGTTCGATGAGGTCATTACCCACGTTGCACGCCTGCCTCTCACTGTTATCGATCAGTTGAACCGTGACAAGATCATGCAAGGGTTTACTGTAATCGATCAGACACGATTCAAGGCCTTTCTGAACCATCCTGATAACCGTTTCTTTAGAACGCATCCGGGGAAAATTTGAAAGTAGCTATCTGCGTACCATGTCGTGATGAGGTTATGGCTGGGTTCTGTTTTGACCTTGCCAAATTAGTTCAATACGAAGCCAAACGTGGCAAAGTCGAGATTGAACTGTTACAGATGCCTGGTACGCTGATATTTACGCAGAGAGAGAAACTAGCTCACGAAGCGTTAGAAATGGGTGCCGATGCTGTGCTGTGGATTGACAGCGACATGCGGTTCCCAAGTAACACGCTAGAAGTGCTTTTAGCTAGAAACGTCCCGGTTCTTGGAGTTAACGCAACTACCCGTAGAGAGCCTGTATTGCCGACTGCTTTGAACCTGGAAATTAAGAAGGGCGCAGAGGTTTCTCAGGTCTGGCACAAGGTTGAATCGAGGGGCAAAACGGGTATAGAACAGGTGACAGCGGTAGGGTTCGGTGTTACACTAATCAGGCGAGAAGTCTTTGAGAAAGTTCCGCAACCTTGGCATGACGTTATCTGGACGGATCATGGTGGGGTTATAGGGGAAGACGTTACTTTCTGTGTGAAGTGCTTAGAAAGCGACATTCCCGTTCACGTTGACCACGATTTGTCTATGCACATAGGACATACCGGGGCCAGGACGTTTGGATGGGATGACGTAAAACATGGCAATCACAACATACAGCGACCTAAAGACCAGCGTCGCAAACTATCTCGCAAGAAGTGACCTCACAAGTCAGATTCCTGACTTTATCCAGTTTGCTGAGATTCGACTGCGCCGTGAGCTACGCATCCGGCAAATGCTATCGTCTGCCACTCTGACAACGACTGGCGGCACATCAACGGTTAATCTGCCGAGCGACTTTCTTGAACTCAAGAACATCTATATCGATGGCGATCCTACGTGGACGCTGACCTATCTCACACCATCTACTCTTGAGCGCAACGGTCGTACATACGAACAGAACAAACCTTCGTACTACACGATTCTGTCGAGTACGATTAAGTTTGGTGCCACGCCTGACACGACCTACTCTGTGCCTCTTCTGTACTACGCTGCGCCTGCGTTTCTGAGCGACGCCAATACGTCTAACGTCTTTCTTGCTAACTGCCCTGACCTTCTGTTGTATGGAAGTCTTGCAGAGGCCGAGCCGTATCTGATGAACGATGCTCGTCTTGCGACTTGGCAAGCCATGTACGACCGTGGCCTATTGGGTCTGCGTGAGTCGGATGATCGTGGTGAATTCAGCGCATCTCCGCTAACGATGTCGGTGATTGCGCGATGAAAGTCTTGTTCCAACAGTGGGCACCAGACCAAGCAGGTCTTGGGGCGAACCTGACAGAAGCCAAGAATGTCATTCCGACTGGTATTGGTTTTGCGCCGTTCCCTCTTGCAGCCGATTTGTCTACAGCCGCGAGCGAGGATCTATTGTTGTCTGTACCACCTAAATTTGGTGGGGTTCAATATCTGTTTGCTGCTGGCACGACAAAGCTATTTAAGTTCGATGTTAACGATGCCAGTCTTGATGACGTATCAAAAGCTGGTGGATACACAAC